TGCCATAGACACCATCCCTGTCTTCCCCCACATGATGTGGGGGTTTTTTTTATCAATCACTTACCTCTCAATCTAAGCAAATACAGCCACTTAGAAAAAGCTGTAACGGTGTGGAGCGGTTTTAAAATTCTCTGAGTGTGGACACTATGTGGACACTCAGAGAGGTAATTTATAACGTCACTCTACCGTTAAGAGGATTCAGTGCGACGGCGTTCTGCAGGTAGTCAGGCGCAAGGTGAGCGTAGGCCATCGTCTGCTGAATGCTCGCATGCCCGAGAATCTGCTGTAGCGCAATTATGTTGCCCCCGTTCATCATGAAATGACTTGCGAATGTGTGTCGCAGGATGTGAGTTGCCTGATTGGGTGGTATGTCAGGTTTCACTCTGCGTAAAATCCCGCAAAACTTTTCATAATCGACCTTGAACAATTTAGCGCTAGCCTCCTCTTTAACTTTTTTCTCCAGTTCCGCAGAAATCGGCACAGTTCGCTTTTTGCCGTTTTTGGTTTTCAAAAAGGTAACTCTGCAGCTTGTTATCTGCGCTGGTTTCAGTGTGGCAACTTCCGTCCATCTTCCGCCTGTGCTCAGGCACAAAAGCGCGACCAGCAAGTCATCACCAACCAAAACGCTTAACAGCTTCTCGATTTCTGATTTCTCCAGAAACGTCATTTCCGGGTTGGCTTCCGCCAGTGGCGGCAGTCCGTGAATAGGATGTTGCCCGGAAAACTCATCCAACTGGATTAGCTTGGTGAACATGCCAGATAAGCGATACATGTCACGATTTATCGTCGCGGCGCTGATGCCATCACGCAGGCGCGTAGAGCGATAATCCATCAGAGCTCTTTTGCTCACCCGGCTCACCGGCATATCACCTATGCCGCTGATAGTCTTGAGCAGGTGATTAAACTCTTTTGTGCCGTGTTCGTGGTTTTGACCGTGATACTTCCACCAGACGTCAAGCAATTCCGCTAAAGTTCGACGGTCTGCTCGCTGGCCTGCCCATTCTTTCTGGCTGGCATTGGCGATGGTGTATCGCTCAAATGCTACCGCCTCAGCCTTTCTTTCAAACTTCCTGCGGATGCGTTTTCCATCGCGACCGCGAGGTCTAATGTCCACTTCATAGCGACCATCATCGAGCTTCTTAATTGCCATAAGAAAGCCCTCCGGCGCTGTGCTCACTATCTTGGTAACAAATAGTAAAAATGTAATGTTTGTAGAGTGTTAACCAGTCTGTTTCTCGGAGTGGTCTGATTCCGTTGATTCTTGCCCAATGTGTGCGAAAGCCGGTGCTATCTGACCAGCTTGCGGGGCTGTTTTATCTGTCATTAGCCAAAGTGTGTATTTCTGAAACTGAGGAGTGTTTGTGATTTTCATCACCACCCCCAAGCCGGGCTCTGCATGTCCTCCCTCGTAATTTTTTAACGTACTGAGCGCTAGTCCGCTGATTTCACAAAACTTTACTTGAGTTAAACCCTCTGCTTTACGTATTGCCTTAATTTTCTCGGCTACGTTCATTTGACATGGTTCCTACTTTGAGACTATATTCGCCTGAAAAGGTCTAAAGGTAAGAACCTTTTCAGGATGGAAACCAACCGAGCAGAAACGAGCTTGAACGGTTTCTAAAGGGTTGGATCTAGTGAGGGTATCACAAATGGAACCAAACGATTATTTGTTGCAGTACCCGCTCGACGCGGTTCATGTAGAAAAGTTTGCTGAGTTATTAGGCAAGCCCAAAACGGCGGTTGCAGAAATGGTGAAAGCTAACAAGCTACCGGTAATTGAGCTTCGGGATCCATGCAAACCGAATGCTCGCGCCGGTGAAAAGTGGGTTTTCATCCCGGAATTTAATCGCGCAGTTCGTGAGGCGTTCTACAACAGACCGGTAGAACAGCGTGACGCTTGGCTGCTTTGGATGGGGCTTTGATTATGAATGAGCCTCGTTGCATTGCTCAGTTATTGCGTAACGAGAGCCCGAGGGCGATGGATTTCACTATCACCCACGGCAGAGGGCGCAAGGGCATCATCATCCGCACCAAAAAACCGAGCGCTATTAGCGCCGTTTTTGCTTTTCTGAAATCCCGGAGGTTCTGGAAATGCCTGTAATGACACTTGGTATCGTGGAGAAACAGCCTGCAGCTCTGCGCGGTCTGATTGGTAAATATCTGGCCGCGCCTCGCTGGCAGGATAGTTGCGATTTTTACAATCAGATGATGGAACGTGAGCGACTGACCGTTTGTTTTCATGCTCAGTTAAAGCAGCGTCACGCGACGATGCGTTTTGAAGAAATGAACGATGTAGACCGTGAGCGATTAGTTTGCGCTATTGATGAGCTGCGTGCTGCATTTTCCAGACGTCGACAAGTTGGCGCGAGCGAGTATGCGTATATTAGTTTTTTGACGGTCAGCCAACGCCGCACTTTGTTTATGCATGCTGGATTAACTGAAAAAGAATTTAATCAGCCTTACTGGCGTATTAATGAAGATTCCTGTTATTGGCGTGATGCCTTATTTCGTGCGTTGCGGGAGCTTTTTAATTTATTTGAATATGCACCAACAATATTAACCTCGGTAAAGCCTGAGCAATATCTGCATTAAATAAACAACCGTAGTTTTTTACGCACTTAATTGTGCGGGGCTTCTTTTTGTCTGGAGAAAGTCATGCATACAGTAACAGGAAAGCATCGCGGTAACTTCTCATTAATCCTGCAACAGGCGCGAGCCGAAGCGCAGGCCGATGCGGCGGTGCGCTTTTCCTCTCGTCTGGACGGTTTAATCCGCCATATAGCTGGCGCTGAGTTGTCGCGCGTGGAGATTGTCGAGTTACTCAGTCAGGAATCCATCAAGTTTCATAATATCGGCCTTTCTCGCGGGGAGTCTCTTTCATGTCTCTGATGCACTCCGTATTACTTAATAACTGGCTAAAAATTGCGGTTATGAAAAACGGTGAATTATCGCTTGCTGACATTAAGCGCGATAAAGAAACCGGAGCGATGACGGAATCAACCATCGCTATTTATTCGAGTGAGTTAAACCTCCTGATGGATGTGGTCAATTTGCTTGTGAAACGCGCCGTTTTTCATAAGCAAATCACCGCCGTCGATGAATTATCGAAATTAACCATTGAGCTGACCGGTTACTGCGCCGGTGAGTTTAAAAAGCTGAACAAAGAGAGGAGCTAAATAAATGCCGGATTATATGGATCACATTCAGGAGCGACAGACGGAATCACTGACCCGCCAGATTAACGCCGCTCGGGTGAAGCCGTGCGGCGCTGCTGCATTGGTTTGCGAAGAATGTGACGCACCAATCCCTGCCGACCGTCGGGCGGCTTATCCGTCGGCGACTCGCTGCGTCTACTGTCAATCAGCGCTTGAATCAAAGGCCAAACACTATCGGGGGCAGGCATGAGCATTCGTATCGAGATTGGTGAGCTTTATGTCGTCACAAGTGACCGTTTTCAGTTCATTTTGCAGGAGAAAAAGACTGCTGAAACCGGGAAGAATGCCGGTAAAGAGTGGCTGGATGTTGTCGGCTATTACCCCAAATTAAACCAGCTCGTTTCTGGTCTGATTCATCACGATATTTTGAGCGGCAACGCTGTCTCTTTTGAAGCGTTGAGCGCTCAAGTTGAGCTGCTCGGTCAGCAGTGTTTACGGGCTTTTGACGCAAATGGCCGTTGATATTCGGGGGCGTTCTGCCCCTACACCGCCACCACCATTTGCAAAAGGCACCGGCAAAGAGTTTGCCGGTGTTTACTCATGGAACGCGCCGCGTGAGGCTATTGGGCGCGAGAGACCCCTTACACGTGACGAGCTGCGTCAGGTGCAAGGCGTTTTATCCAAAATTGACCGCCTGCCTTACTTTTTAAGTTCTCTGTTTACCTCGCGCTATGAATATATCAGGCGCAACAAAAGCCCTGTGCATGGGCTGTATTTCCTCAAGTCGACATTTCTGCGCCGGTTGTGGCCGCGCATTGAGCGGGTTAATCAACGTAACGAAATGAATACAGAGGCGTCGCTGCTGTTTCTTGCTGAAAGTGAGAATTACGCGCGTTTGCCGGGGATGAACGATAAAGAACTGAAAAAATTTGCGTCTCGTATCGCCTCGCAGCTTTTCATCATGTACGAGGAATTAAGCGACGCATGGGCTGAGGCGCATGGTGGCAAAGAGTCGCTTTTTACCAATGAGGCTCAGGCGCACCTGTACGGTCATGTTGCTGGCGCAGCTCGTGCTTTTAATGTTGCCCCGCTTTTCTGGAAGAAATACCGCAAAGGCCAGATGACAATCCGACAGGCATTTTCCGCCGTCGCTCGACTGATTAACGATGAATGGTGGACTAACCAGCTTAAGGCGCAGCGCATGCGCTGGCATGAAGCGCTGCTGATTGCTGCAGGTGAGGTGAATAAAGACCGCTCGCCGTATGCCAGTAAACACGCCGTCCGTGATGTGCATGCACGTCGCCTGGCAAATCTTGAATACCTGAAATCCTGCGAGCTGGAAAACAAAGTTACCGGCGAACGTATCGACCTTATCAGCAAAGTGATGGGGAGTATTTCCAATCCTGAAATTCGCCGCATGGAACTGATGAACACCATCGCGGGGATTGAGCGTTATGCCGCTGCTGAGGGTGATGTCGGTATGTTTATCACGCTGACTGCACCGTCGAAGTATCACCCGACACGTCAGGTCGGGAAGGGTAAAGATAAGACTGTACAGCTTAATCATGGCTGGAATGGTGAGGCTTACACTCCGAAGGATGCGCAGCGTTACCTTTGTCGTATCTGGAGCCTGATGCGTACCGCTTTCAAAGATAATGATTTGCAGGTTTACGGTATGCGTGTTGTCGAACCGCACCACGACGGGACGCCGCACTGGCACATGATGCTGTTTTGCAAGCGCCAGCAGCGCAAAGAAATCACCGAAATTATGCGTCGTTATGCTCTCAAAGAAGATGGCGACGAGCGCGGTGCGGCTCGCAACCGCTTTCAGGCTAAGCACCTGAACAAAGGCGGTGCGGCCGGGTACATCGCGAAATACATCGCCAAAAATATCGACGGTTACGCACTTGATGGCGAGCTCGATAAAGATACCGGCAAGCCGCTCAAAGATACCGCCGCCGCTGTTACTGCATGGGCGTCAACGTGGCGAATACCTCAGTTTAAGCCGATTGGTCTGCCGACGATGGGAGCTTACCGTGAGCTGCGCAAGCTGCCTCGCGGGGTCAGTATTGCTGACGAGTTTGACGAGCGTGTCGAAGCAGCACGCGCCGCGGCTGATGGCGGTGATTTCGACCTGTATATCACCGCTCAGGGCGGCGCAAATGTCCCGCGCGACGGCCAGACCGTCAGGGTCGCCCGTAGCGTCAGTGATGAGGTTAACGACTACGAAGAAGATATCGAGAGGGTGGTCGGTATTTACGCGCCTCACCTCGGGGCGCGTCACGTTCACATTACCCGGTCATCAGAATGGCGCATCGTTCCAAAGGTTTTGGCCGTTGAGCCTTTGACCTTAAAAAGCGGCATCGCCGCGCCTCGGAGTCCTGTCAATAACTGTGGAAAGCTCACCGGCGGTGACGTTCCGGTTATGACCCCTACACCGTCTGAGCATGCCGCAGCGGTGTTAAATCTTGTTGATGACGGGGTTATCGCATGGGATGACCCCGAAGTCGTGACGGCGCTCAAGGGCGCACTAAAACACGACGCGCCGCAGCAAAATCGCCAGCAAAGAAGCGGAGAGCCATTAAAACCGCATGACGTTGCCCCATCAGGCAGGCTGACTAAATCCGAACGCGCGCAAATACCGCGTATCCGCTTTGACCTTGCGCAGCGTGGCATCACCCCGAAGCGCTGGGAGCTTGAGGCGCTGGCGCGTGGTGCGACCGTGACATACGGCGGGCAGAGATTCACATATCCGGTCGCTGATGAGTGGCCGGGGTTTACTGGTATATCTGAATGGGGGTAATTGTGAGAAAAATCTGTGTGATTGTTGGGTGGATTGCTGGGCTGTGGCTTTTCTTTCTGCTTCTTGGTTGGGCGGGTGAACAAGACCGCAAAGACTGTGAGGAACGGATAGCAACAGAGCTTAAAACCACGGCTGTTTTTATAAACAATAAGTGCATGGTGAAGGGGTATGGTCGCTTTGACGGGAGGTGACCTATCTGACCCGAGCAAACGCCGCCGGTGCTGAAACTTGCTTTCAGTGCTGGCGGGGTTGAACAACGAGCCCCGCGAGGCGTTAGCCTGCCCCGCAGAGTCCGCCCCCAACCGGCACGATTAAAGCCGGTTTTTTTATGCCATTTTTCCGCGATTTCCCCGCTTTTTAGCCGTGCATGCAACAGGTGCATGGTTTTGCATGCGTCGTGATTGCCCGTTCTGGCCGTGCGCCGCCAGAGCTGGCGCGGATCCAGAGTGGTCATGCAACTGCATTAAAACCGACCCATAAAGCGGGCAGGCGTGGCGGGGAAAGCATTGCGCGCCAGCGGTGGTGCGTAATAATAAAAATTATCATCTGAGCGCGTCGTGGTGGCGCTGTCGTGGTTGCTGTCGGCTCGTTGGTGGTCTGGCGTGGTCGTGCGCGCGTGGCGCGTCTGAGGCGTGATGGTGGCGGGGTATGAAAAAGCCGCCATGCTGGCGGCTTGAGGGGGATTATTCCGGGTTGTCGAGGGTGTACTCTTTGAACCTGATGACCTCCATGCCGAGCCAGTCGTTTACTTCCCTGAATCTGTCCTGTAGAGGCGACAGCTCGTTACGCACAAATACCTTTGCCACCTTCTCAACGTCACCAAGTGAGCCGATATTCTCGGGCTTACCACCCATAAGCTGGAACGGCACGCGGTGCGCGTCCATCAGGTCGGCGGCGCTGGCTTTCTTAATGTTGAAAAAGTCATCCTTTGTGGCGACCTCGCTCAGGGGCACGATTTTGATGCCGTCCGGTTTTCCGCCGGGAGCGTAGAAAAACAGGTTCTTAAAGTTGCCGAGCCCTTTCGAGTTGCGCATCGCCTCGCGCAGCGATTCGACGTCGGTAGCGCTCTGCGCCGGGTCGGTCACATACATGATGTAACCCGCGTGCGCGCCGTTCTGGTAATACTTGCGGCGGAACAGCGTCGCGGATTCATTCAGCCAGGCAGAATTAAGCGCGCTGAGATATTCGGGCAGGCCGTAAATCTCCTGATTAATATCGGGCTCCAGCAGGTGAAACACGGTATCAGGCGCGAACTCATGCGGCAGCGTGAAGTTTTCCACAAACCAGAATATCGAGTCGTCGACACCGCGCCTTGTGTATTTGGCCGGTGAGGCCAGCAGCTTGATTAACTGGCCGGTGACGCTGTGGCGCTGCTCAAGAAAGGCATTGCCGAAAACCAGATAGTCGAGTGCAAAGCGGCTGAAATCCTGACGGGACAGCAGCGGGTGCGGAATGTAGGTGCTCGCGAGCACGTTGCGCTTAACGTAAATCGGTGAGCTGTGATGTACAGCAGAGCGCAGGCTCTTTGCCAGCCCGGAGAAGCTGACCGGCGGCTCGTACCATTTGCCGTTACTGATGCACTCGACGTAATCCAGAATGTCGCGCTTATCGAGCACCGGCACCGGCTCGCCGAAGGTGAACGCCTCCATTTTTTGCGGGGCGCTGGCGGTCGTGGCGACTGTTTTGCGTGGCTTGCGCTTGCTCATGCTGCCACCTCACCCGCTGCAACAGCGAAAGACCAGTCGCAGCCAAACAGCAGACGATAATCATCGTCGCTGTATTCGCGTTTAATTTCCTCAGGCGCAAAGAGAGTGCACCCGCGCTGGCATGCTGCATCCAGAGTGACCGACTGACGCCAGACACCATCCGTACAAAATACGCTGTCGCCGGTATTGATTCGCGGTGACGGTCGGCGCTTGCGAGTTGTGCCGTTCCATACCCTGAATGCTGCGTAGCTGTCTGATGGTGTGGTGAACATCGTCAGATTGTGGCGTTTATGACTGGCGATAGCCGCCGCGATTTTTGCCGCATTTCGCGGGTTACTGAACCACCCGAACTCATCAAGGTAGACGTTACCCGCCAGCGCGGCGCAATGGGATTCCTCGCCGACAAAGCTGATAACCGCCCCGCCGTCGAGCTGCAGGCTGTGGCCGTTACTCGTCAGGCGGACGCCGACGCGCGCCGAAAGGTTGTTCATGTACATCAGCGCCACGCGCGCATGCTCAATGGTGTGAGCAAACCAGACCTGATTATCGCCCGTTGTCAGCGCATCGAGCAGCGCCTCGCGACTAAAGAGCTGCGTTGCGCCAATCTGGCGCGATTTGGTGATGCTGCGGTCGATATTGAGTTTCCCGACACGCAACCATGTTGCCTGATAGTCAAAGCTGTCATTGTGCAGAGTATCGGCCATTGCCTGAATCTGGCTTTGTGAGAAAACGTTATTTTTCATTAATTAAACTCCAGAATGGATTTAGGCTGCATGCCGCTACCGGCGGAAAGCGGTTCGTTTAACAGGGCGTGCATGGTCGCCCATGCGATATCGGCGTGACTGGCTTCCTCGGTGCGGCTGGCCTCGTAGGTGGCGCTGCGCCCGCTGCTGGTCATGGTTTTGCGGATGGACATAAACGACTGTGTGACGTCGGTCGCCCCGGCGTCGTATTCCAGACAGCCACGGCGAATGGTGTCTTTTGCCTTGAGCACCATCGCGGTTTTCATCTCAGGCGTGTAACGGATGCCGCGTGCAGCTGGGTAGAATGAGCGCACCAACTGGAAGACGCCGAGACCGAGGCCGGTCGCGTCAATGCCGATGTATTCGACGTTGTATTTCTCTGTCAGCTTGCGGATGCCCTCGGCCTGCGAGGCAAAGTCCATGCCTTTCCACTGGTGGCGCTCCAGCATGCGGAACTTGCCACCCGAGACCACCGGCGGCGCGAGCACAACGCACCCGGCGCTGTCGCCGGTGTGTGACGGGTCGTAGCCAATCCAGACCGGGCGCGAGCCGAACGGATGGTCGGCGAACGGGGCAAAGTCCTCCCATTCTTCCATCACGTCGACCATGCAGCGCTGCAGCTCCTCGAACGGGAATACCGACGCTTTATCGTCGACAAACTCGCACATAAACAGGTTTTTAAAGTCATCATCACTATTTTCGCGTTTGAGCTGGTCGAGGTCGAACAGGGTGCAACCACCGGCAAGGGCATCCTCAATGGTGACAATCTGCCGCCACTGGCCATCGTCGCAGAGCTGGCCACCGGCGAGCGCGCTGTGACTGATGTCGATTTCGATGCGGTCGGCAATCCGGCTGCGCCCCTTGTTGAACAGCTCGCCAGACCAGAAGGGGTAAGCGCCGTGCGCCAGCGTGGAAGGTGTCGAAAAGTAGGTTGAGCGCAGGTGCTTCTGCGAGGCCATGCCCGACGCGACTTTGCGCAGCTTCTGAAAATTCGGGATCCAGAATATTTCATCGACATACAGGTCGCCGTTATGGCTCTGCGCGGTGTTGGAATTGGTACCGAGAAAAATCAGCTTTGCGCCGTTGTTGCCGATGACAATCGGGTCGCCGGTCAGGTCGACGTCGACCAGCCGCGCAAACTGGATGATGTACTCGCGGAACACGTAAGCCTGCGTTTTACTGGCCGACAAAAATATCTGGTTGTGGCCGGTCTTGAGCGCGCGCAGCAGCGCCTCGCGGGAGAAATAGAACGTCGCGCCAATCTGGCGGGATTTGAGAATATCGCGAATACGGTGCGCCAGCCCTGCGCGGTACCACTGCAACTGGTACTCGAAAGACTGGTCGAAAAATAGTTCCTCCAGTTTCTCGATAGCCTCGTCGCTGAAAAAGTTCTTTTTCGGCTTTTTACGCTCGCCTTTGTTGCGGTTGGCGACATTGGGGTTTAGGTCGACCTCGTTGCCGGTCTGGCTGTAGCGGTTAACGCGCGCCAGTCGCTCAATCTGCCGCCCGAGCAGGTCAATTTCTTTGAAATCGCCGCCTGACTTTTGCGGCTTGGCGATGAGCTGAATCAGGCGCGCCTCAAGGCTGCTTTCGACGCGGGAAATCGGTGCGATACCGTCCCAGCCGTCGCGCTGCTTCCAGCTCTGCACGGTCGGGCGCTTGACCTGCAGCATTTCGGCAATCTGTGGCACGGAAAAGCCCTGCCAGTAAAGCAGCGATGCCTGCCGTCGCGGGTCATGCAACAAGGTTGTATCGGTGGAAATGGTCATTGATGCCTCGCCGTAGTGGATTCAGGGCAAGGCTACTTAATGGCCGTCAGTGATTCGCTAAGGTGCTGTTGTGTTGGCGGTTGTCCAGTCGTCATTGGTAGTCTGGCGTGTCCTGAGTCTGGAAACTGGCGGTGACCAGTAACCCCAACCTCAGGACTCCTGACAATGGCAAAAAAAGTCTCAAAGTTCTTTCGCATCGGCGTCGAGGGTGATACCTGCGACGGGCGCATTATCAGCGCCAGCGATATTCAGGAAATGGCCGAAACCTACGACCCGCGCGTCTACGGTTGCCGTATCAACCTTGAACACCTGCGCGGCCTGCTGCCCGATGGCGTATTCAAGCGTTATGGCGATGTGGTCGAACTGAAAGCCGAGAAGATTGACGACGATTCTGCGCTTAACGGCAAATGGGCGTTGTTCGCTAAAATCACCCCGACCGATGACCTTATCGCGATGAATAAAGCCGCGCAGAAGGTCTACACCTCAATGGAAATTCAGCCGAATTTTGCCAATACCGGCAAATGCTACCTCGTTGGTCTGGCCGTCACCGATGACCCGGCGAGCCTCGGCACTGAATACCTCGAATTCTGCCGCAACGCGAAGCACAACCCTTTGCAGCGCTTTAAGGCCAACCCTGAAAACGTCTTTTCCGCCGCCACGCTGGCCGAACTGGAGTTTGAAGACGTTCCCGACACGGTGCTCAACAGCCTGGCCGATAAGGTGAAAGCCATTTTCAGCCGTAAGCAGGTCAGCGACGATGCGCGCCTGAATGATGTGCATGAAGCGGTGACCACCGTCAGCGAGCATGTGCAGACAAATCTGACCGCGCAGGATAAACGCCTTTCCGATATGGAAACCGCGTTTGCCACTTTCAAACAGGAACTGACCGGCAAGGTTGAAGAAACCAGCCAGGCATTTTCCGCCCTGAAAACCGCCCTCGACAAAACCGAAAGTTTCAGCCAGCCGCGACGCACAAAAGCCAGCGGCGGTGGCGGCGATGAGCTGCTGACCGACTGCTGATAAAGCGCAGACCGAAACAGGGCGGCAACCCCGCCCGATGCTGTGACTAACCGATTAATTCAAACAGGAAATACTATGCGTCAGGAAACCCGTTTTAAGTTCAATGCCTATCTGACCCAGCTCGCCAAACTGAACGGCATCAGCGTTGATGACGTCAGCAAAAAATTCACCGTCGAGCCGTCCGTCACGCAAACGCTGATGAACACCGTGCAGGCGTCATCCGCATTTTTGCAGATGATTAACATTCTGCCGGTCGCAGAAATGAAGGGCGAGAAAATCGGCGTCGGTGTGACCGGCACCATCGCCAGCACGACCGACACCTCGGGCGACAAAGAGCGCCAGACCGCCGATTTCACTGCGCTTGAGTCCAACAAGTACGAGTGCAATCAGATTAACTTTGACTTCCACCTGACCTATAAACGCCTCGACCTGTGGGCGCGTTTTCAGGACTTCCAGCGCCGCATCCGCGACGCCATTGTCCAGCGTCAGGCGCTGGATTTCATTATGGCCGGGTTCAACGGCACCACCCGCGCTGATACCTCAGACCGCAGCAAAAACCCGCTGCTGCAGGATGTGGCCGTCGGCTGGCTGCAGAAGTACCGCAACGAAGCCCCGGCGCGCGTGATGAGCAAAATCACCGCTGAGGACGGTACCGTTATTTCTGACGTGATTCGCGTTGGCAAAAACGGCGACTATGAGAACCTCGACGCGCTGGTGATGGACGGTACCAACACCCTGATTGACGAGATTTATCAGGATGACCCGAAACTCGTTGCCATCGTTGGCCGTAAGCTGCTGGCCGACAAATATTTCCCGCTGGTCAACAAACAGCAGGAAAATACCGAGTCGCTGGCGGCGGATATCATCATCAGCCAGAAGCGCATCGGCAACCTGCCAGCCGTTCGCGTGCCGTACTTCCCGGCGAATGCGGTATTCGTGACCACGCTGGAAAACCTCTCTATCTACTTCATGGATGAGAGTCACCGCCGCAGCATTGATGAGAACCCGAAAAAAGACCGCGTGGAAAACTACGAGTCGATGAACATCGACTATGTGGTCGAGGCGTATGCCGCCGGGTGTCTGCTGGAAAATATCACCCTGGGCGATTTCACCGCACCTGCAGCACCGGAAAGCGGAGAGTAAGCCCATGACGAGCCCCGCACAGCGTCACATGATGCGGGTCTCGGCCTCTCAAGCCGCGCAGCGGGAAAAAGCCCCGCTGCGCCACGCAACCGCCTATGAGCAGATGCTGGTAAAGCTGGCCGATGACCGCCGCACGTTGAAAACCATCCGTTCAAACGAACTGAAAGCCGCGAAAAAGCGCGAACTGCTGCCGTTCTACGCGCCGTGGGTTGCCGGTGTGCTGGCTGATGGCCGTGGCGCGCAGGATGACATTCTGATGACCGTCATGCTGTGGCGACTCGATGCCGGTGACGTTGCTGGCGCGCTGGAGATTGCGCCCTACGCGCTGAAATACGGCCTCACCTCAGACCATCGTCGCACCACGCCTTACATGCTGGTTGAGGAGGTGGCACTTGCCGCACTGCGCCTGCGCGATGCCGGTGAGCCTGTCGACCTTGCATTACTGCTGACCACCCTCAGCCTGACCGACGGCGCTGACGTTCCCGATATGGTGCGCGCCCGTCTGCATAAGGTGACTGGCCTGACCCTGCGTGATGCCGGTAAGAACGCCGACGCGCTGGCGCAGTTTCAGCGCGCGATGCAGCTCGACCGCAATGCCGGTGTGCGCAAAGAGATTGAGCGACTGGAGCGGGCATTGAAGCCTAAGCCCGAGGCCGCGCCCCGTAAAACGACTAAACCGCGCACGCGCAAACCTGCCACCAGACCGGCGGCAAAGCGCGGGCGTCCACCAAAGGCGGTAAAAACCGCCGGTTAACTGAACGCTCCCCGAGCCGGGCGGCACGCCGGTCAAAGTGGGTTTTGACCCTGACGGCGACCGGCGTCCACCGCCCAACCTAATGAGGTTGTCATGACGACAGTAATACTGAATCAGCCCGACGAACCGCAGGACGTACCGGGCGTGGTGATTCCCGCACCGGAGACGGGCGACGCAGTGATTAAAAACACGTTCTTTTTCCCTGATGTGGATCCGAAGCGGGTGCGCGAGCTGATGCGCCTTGAGCAGACGGTTTCCGATGCGCGCCTGCGCAACGCAATCAAGACCGGCATGGCGGAAACCAATGCGGAGCTTTACGACTACCGGCTGCGCCAGATTGCCGCCGGGTTTAAGACACTGGCCGACGTGTCTGACGCCGAGGAAATCGACGGCGAGAATGTGCGCGTTTTCCACTACCTCAGCGCCGTGACGGCGATGGCGACCGCCACCCTGTATGAGCGTTATCGCGGGGTTGAGGCTACCGGCAAGGGTGACAAAAAAGCCGACAGCGTCGAAACCACCATTGATGACCTGTGGCGGGATATGCGCTGGTCGGTCTCGCGTCTGCAGGACAAGCCGCGCTGCATCGTGGGTCAGCTCTGATGAAAGTCTACGCGATGCAGGGAGACACCCTCGACGCGCTTTGCGCCCGGTATTACGGGCGTACTGAGGGCGTGGTCGAGACGGTGCTGCAGGCTAATCCCGGTCTGTCTGAGCTGGGCGTCATTCTGCCGCATGGCACGGCGATTGACCTGCCCGACGTTGAAACCTCACCTACGGCGGAGACCCTGAACCTATGGGACTGAGTATGGAAAAAATCACCACGTTTATCGCCTACTGGCTGGCCGTGGGTCTGGCGTATTTCGGGGCAATGTCACCCGAAAAGCTGGCGCTGTATGTAGGTAGTCTGTGCGCCATTTTTACGGCGGCGGTGAATTTCTGGTACCGGCGCAAAACCTTTCGTTACCTGACCGAAATGGGAATCGACAAAGGGGTGACCCGTGAGCTCAATCGTTAAACGTTGCAGTGTGGCCGCAGTGCTGGCGCTGGCGGCACTAATGCCTGATTTTCGTCTGCTGAATACCTCGCCTGACGGTCTGGCACTGATTGCCGACCTCGAAGGGTGTCGCCTGACACCTTACCAGTGCAGCGCGGGCGTGTGGACGTCAGGCATCGGCCACACTGCCGGGGTGGTACCGAAACGCAATATCACCGAGCGCGAAGCGGCGACAAATCTGGTCGCCGACGTGCTGAACACCGAGCGGCGTCTCGCGGTCTGCGTGCCGGTCACCATGCCGCAGCCGGTTTACGACGCGCTGGTCAGTTTCTCTTTTAACGTCGGCACCGGCGCGGCCTGTCGTTCGACGCTGGTCTCTTACATCAAGCGTCATCAGTGGTGGCAGGCATGCGACCAGCTTACCCGCTGGGTGTACGTCAATGGCACTAAAAACAAAGGGCTGGAAAACCGCCGCGCGCGGGAACTGGCGTATTGCATGAAAGGAGTAACTCAATGAAAAAATATTTACGTTCCCTGATGTTCGATGCCCTGCTGGCACTGGTTCTGCTTTGGGGGCTGGTATCGCCGCAAAGCGCTGCCGTTAATTTTGTTGCCGCGTGGGCGCTGTTTGGCAGTTTCATCTGCATTACGGCGAGCGTCGCCGGTGTGGTCGCTTATGAGCACTGGCTGCGAAATACGGGCAAAAATATTCCCGTCAATCCAGACCTGATGAAAGTATTTCGCGCCGTCTTTTGCCGTAAGCCATCTCAGGGGCGTCGGGCATGGTCTCTCATTATTTTCTCTGTTACCACGGGCTGTCTGCTTGGGGCTGGCTGGATCCTTACGGCTCTGATTTACCTGATTTGTATGCTGACCTTTAAGGCCGTTCGCGAGACCTACCGCCAGCGCATTGAGGGGGCTGGTCTGTGTCCAGAGTCATTGTGATGTTTCTGGCCTCTGCGCTGGTGCTGGCTGTGCTTGGGCTGCTGTGGTTGCGCCATGAGAACGGCAATTTATCCCGCTCCTTTGAGACAGCAAACCGCGTCGCGAGCGAACAAAAGACGACGATTGGCATGCTGAAAAATCAGCTCAGTGTTGCCGGTCAGCTTGCCAGACGTAATGAATCTGCGCAGGTGGCACTGCGCGAACAGCTCGCAAAGGCCAGCGAGGAAGCCAGCCGCCGCGAGCAGACGATAACGAGGTTACTTAATGAAAATGAAGCCTTTCGCCGCTGGTATAACGCTGCTTTACCTGATGTTGTGCGTCGGCTGCACACCCGCACCGCCTGCGCCAGCGCCGGTGATTGTGGTCAGCGGATGCCCGAGGGTGAGCCTTTGCCCGATGCCGGGAAGTGACCCGAAAACCAATGGTGACCTGAGCGCGGATATCCGCCGCCTTGAGGGCGCGCTGACCGCCTGCGCGCTGCAGGTTAAAACCGTCAAACACTGTCAGGATGAACTCGATGCAGAAGCACAAAAGCCTGCGCAAAGCGCTGATTAACGCCGTGCCGCAGCTCCGAAACAACCCCGATATGCTGCGTCTGTTTGCCGACAACGGCCATACCGATTCCCGACTGGCGAGCTCGCTGTCGTTTGAAAAGGTGTACGTGCTTAACGTGGTGGTGACCGACTTCACCGGCGACCTCGATTTGATATTCGTGCCGGTGCAGGCGTGGCTGCGTGAACATCAGCCGGACATTATGACCACCGACGACGGGCGGGAAAAAGGATTCACCTGGATTATTGATATCAATAACGACGATTCGCTCGATATCAGTATCAGCCTGAAGCTCACCGAGCGCACGCTCGTCAAAGAGGTCGACGGCGCGCTGCATGTCAGCTATGCCCCTGAGCCACCGCTGCCTGAGCCGGTGACGCGCCCGGTCGAGCTGTACGTTAACGGCGAACTGGTGAGTAAGTGGGATGAGTGACTTAACCGCGCTGCAGGAACGTCTTGCCGGTCTGATTGCCAGCCTGTCACCGGCGGCGCGTCGGCAAATGGCGGCTGAGATTGCGAAAAAGCTGCGTACCAGTCAGCAGCAGCGTATCAAGCGCCAGCAGGCACCCGACGGCACCCCGTATGCGGCACGAAAGCGCCAGCCGGTGCGGAGCAAGAAAGGTCGGATTAAACGTGAAATGTTCGCCAAACTGCGCACCAGTCGCTTTATGAAAGCCAAAGGCAGCGACAGTGCGGCGGTGGTGGAGTTTACCGGCAAGGTGCAGCGCATGGCGCGGGTGCATCAGTACGGCCTCAAAGACCGGCCAAACCGCAACAGCCGGGATGTGCAGTACGAGGCGCGCCCGCTGCTCGGTTTCACCCGCGACGATGAGCAGATGATTGAAGACGTCATTATCAGGCACATCGGCAAATAAATATTGTGTGAACCACCACCGGAGCCGCGCGAATTGGCGCGACTCCAGACCAGAGGCATCCTTGCACTATGAATACGTTATCCACGATACAGGAGCTCGCGCGCGCGATTCGCAACCTCATCCGCTCAGGTGTGGTGACTGAGGTTGATACCGTGCAGGGGCTGTGCCGCGTACAAAGCGGCGGGATCCAGACTACATGGCTGAACTGGCTGACCACCCGCGCCGGTCGTTCGCGGACGTGGTGGGCTCCCTCGGTCGGTGAGCAGGTTCTGCTGCTGGCAATTGGTGGCGAGCTTGATACCGCTTTCGTGCTGCCGGGTATTTTCTCCGACGATAACCCCGCCCCGTCAGCCTCGGCGGATGCGTGGCATGTGGCTTTCCCTGATGGTGCGGTCATTGAGTACGAGCCCGAAACCGGCGCGCTGACGGTCAGCGGCATCAAGACTGCCGACGTGACGGCATCGGAGTCCATCACCGCAACCGTGCCGCTGGTACTGGTGAAAGCCTCGACCAGTATCACCCTCGACACCCCTGAGGTGATTTGCACCAATAAGCTGACGACGGCGACGCTTGAGGTGCAAAAGGGCGGAACGATGAAAGGCAACATCGAGCATACCGGCGGGTCACTGTCATCTAATGGCAAGGTGCTCCACACCCATAAACACCCCGGCGACAGCGGCGGGACAACGGGTGCGCCGATATGACAGTGCGCTATCAGGGTATGAACCGCAATACCGGCCTCGGTATCAGCGACACCGAGCATATCAGCCAGAGCATGCGCGATATTCTGCTGACGCCGGTCGGCTCGCGGGTGATGCGTCGTGAATATGGCTCGCTTCTGTCGGCGCTGATTGATATGCCGCAAAACCCGGCGCTCAGGCTGCAAATTATGGTGGCGTGCTATTCGGCGATCCAGAAGTGGGAGCCGCGCATCAGGCTTACCGCCATCAGCTTTGAGACCGGCGACGCTGGCGAAATGTATGTCGATATTACCGGGATGCGTACCGATACCGGTGCGTCAGTTTCAACCACTGTTTCACTGAGTTAAATCACTATGGCAACTGTTGACCTGAGTCAGTTACCCGTTCCCGACGTGGTTGAGGAACTGGACTATGAAACCATCCTTGCGGAACGCATTGCGACGATGATTTCGCTCTATCCCGAAGACCAGCAGGAGGCCATTGCCCGGACGCTCACACTTGAGTCGGAGCCAATTGTTAAGCTGCTGCAGGAAAACGCCTACCGTGAAGTTATCTGGCGTCAGCGGGTGAACGAAGCCGCGCAGGCGGTAACGCTGGCCTACTCCGCCGGTAACGACCTCGACGTCGTGGCCGGGAACAACAATACCGAACGCCTGACCATCACACCGGCGGATGACACCACCATCCCGCCGACACCTGCCGTTATGGAATCTGATACTGACCTGCGACTGCGCACGCAACAGGCGTTTGAGGGGTTGAGCGTGGCGGGTCCGGTCGGCGCATATGAGTATCACGGTCGCAGCGCCGACGGGCGGGTCGCTGACGTCTCGGTCGCAAGTCCGTCGCCAGCCTGCGTGACGATTACCGTGCTATCGCGCGAGGGTGACGGCACTGCCAGCCCTGAACTACTGGCGATTGTTGATAAAGCGCTGAACGCCGAAGATGTGCGCCCGGTGGCTGACCGGGTTACCGTCCAGTCAGCCGAGATTGTGCCGTACCAGATTGACGCGACGCTCTACGTTTACCCCGGTCCCGAATCTGAACCCATCAGGCAGGCATCAGAGCAGAAGCTGCAGAGCTACATCAGCGCGCAGCACCGCCTCGGGCGTGATATCCGTCTGTCAGCCATTTATGCGGCGCTGCATGTTGAGGGGGTGCAGCGTGTCGAGCTGGCATCACCGCAGGCCGACATTGTGCTGAGTAAGTCGCAGGCGTCGAACTGCACCGAGTACCAGATAACTATCGGGGGCTCGGATGAGTGACCGGCTGTTACCCGTTGGCTCGTCGCCGCTGGAAGTCGCCGCCGCTGCCGCTCTCTCTGAGATTCAGCGCGTGCCGGTACCGCTGCGCGCCCTGTGGAACTGGCGCACCTGCCCGGTAAACCTGCTGCCGTATCTGGCGTGGGCGCTGTCGGTCGACAGGTGGGATGAGAAGTGGCCGGAGGCGACAAAGCGCAGCGTCTGTGCCTCCTCGTTTTTCGTCCATCAGCACAAAGGCACCATCAGCGCATTGCGTCGGGTGGTTGAGCCGCTTGGCTTTCTGATTGAGGTGCGCGAGTGGTGGCAGCTCGGCGAGGAGCCAGGCACATTCCGCCTTGTTGTCGGTGTGCTCGACAGCGGCATCACTGACGAAATGTATCAGGAGCTTGAGCGCCTGATTGAAGACGCCAAACCGGCAAGTCGCCACCTGACGGGGCTGGCTATCAGCCTGAGTGCAACCGGCGAGCTGTATGTCGGCGCGGGATGTTACGACGGCGACGCGCTGACCGTTTACCCCTACACCCCCGAGGAAATTGTCGTCGGCGGTGAATATTACCCGGCCTCGGCCATCCATTTGATTGATAACCTGAGAGTGAACGCATGACCGCAAAATATTTTGCCATTCTGACCAATCAGGGCGCGGCGCGGCTGGCGAACGCGGTGGCACTCGGTACCAAACTCAACCTGACGCAGATGGCCGTCGGTGATGCGAACGGTACGTTGCCGACTCCTGACCAGGCGCAGACGAAGCTCATTAACCAGAAGCGCATCGCGCCGCTGAACCTGCTGACCGTTGACCCGGCCAATACCAGCCAGATTATCGCGGAACAGATTATTCCCGAGAATGAGGGTGGTTTCTGGATCCGCGAGATTGGTCTTTATGACGATGACGGCATTCTGATTGCCGTGGCAAACTGCCCCGAGACTTACAAGCCGCAACTGCAGGAAGGAAGCGGTCGCACGCAGACCATTCGCATGATTCTGATTGTGTCGAGCACGTCGGCCATCACCCTGAAAATTGACCCGTCGGTCGTACTGGCAACGCGTCGGTATGTCGACGATAAGGTTATCGAGGTGAAAGCCTATGCTGATAGTCTGCTGGCCGCACACCTCGCCGCTGCTGACCCGCACACGCAGTACCTTAAAACGGCGGATATTGATAATTATATTCCGGTCGGGTTTCCGCTGCCGTGGCCGCAGGCAACACCGCCAGACGGATGGCTGAAGTGCAACGGCGCGACTTTTGACAAGGCGAAATATCCTAAGCTGGCCGTTGCTTATCCTTCCGGAAGTCTGCCTGATTTACGTGGTGAATTCTTGCGCGGATGGGATGACGGGCGCGGTGTGGACACCGGGCGCGCACTATTGAGCCTGCAGGCGCATTCCTTACAGATTCACAACCACTTTCTGCCTACGGGGGCGGGGACTGTAGCCGCGCCAAATGCTGTATATGGTGCAATTCAGGACACCGGCTGGATAACAAAGAATGCGATAAACAAAGAGATTAATGCTGATGGGAATTATGCCGCGACCTATCCATTCACAAAGGGCGATTTAACCAACATTGAAAAAAACGTTTATGGGGACGTGGGTACATTCGGAACTGAAACCAGACCCCGTAGCGTGGCGTTTAATTACATCGTGAGGGCGGCATAATGGCGAAAGCGACACTGAACAAAAATGGGATTGCTACAAAAGCCGGTGATATGGTGGTGTATAACTATGACGGTGACACCCGCGAATATCTGGCATCATCGGTAGAGTTTTTGCCTGTGGGGGTGGGGATTCCCGCTAATTCCTGCACCGATGCGCCATTCGATGCGAAAGATGGTTTTGCTGTGTGTCGCGCGGCCGGTCTGGATGAGTGGGAGTATGTTGCAGACCATCGGGGCGAAACAGTTTACGACACGGCAACAGGCCAGCCTGTCAACATTACCATGCCGGGTGACTATGCTGACGGCGTAACCACGATTGCACCAACAACGCCATATGACGACTGGAATGGTAGCGAATGGGTAACGGATGAAAATGCGTTGCAGCGGGGGCAGGTGCTGGAAGCCGAGCAGAAAAAATCCTCATTGCTGGCCGAAGCACAAAGCACAATCAGCCTGTGGCAGACTGAGCTGCAACTTGGCATCATCAGCGACGATGACAAGGCCAGCCTGATTGCGTGGATGAAATACATTCAGGCGCTGAACGCGGTCGACACCTCAACGGCACCGGATATCGAGTGGCCGGTTAAACCGGAATAAGCAAGGCGGGCTGATGCCCGTCTTTTTTATGATTTGTTTATGTGCCATCGGCTATCCATCGCCGACAAATAGCCCCTCACCAGACCAGCCAGGACAATAACACTCGCCCACTAACCACGGAGTTAACCGGATGAGTGATTTTCACCACGGCGTACAGGTGCTTGAGATTAACGACGGCACCCGCGTAATTTCCACTGTAGCAACCGCAATCGTCGGCATGGTCTGCACGGCCAGCGATGCGGATGCCGAAACATTCCCCCTCAATGAGCCGGTACTGATTACCAATGTGCAGAGCGCCATTGCGAAAGCCGGTAAAAAAGGCACGCTGGCCGCATCCCTGCAGGCTATCGCCGACCAGTCAAAACCCGTCACCGTTGTCGTGCGCGTTGCCGAAGGTGTCGACGATGACCCGGATGCAGCTCAGGCGCAGACCATTTCCAACATCATCGGCGGCACGGATGAGAACGGTAAATACACCGGCATCAAGGCGCTGTTGACTGCCGAAGCGGTCACCGGCGTTAAGCCGCGCATTCTCGGCGTGCCGGGTCTCGATACCAAAGAGGTCGCAGTCGCACTTGCGTCGGTCTGTATCAGCTTGCGTGCGTTTGGTTACGTCAGTGCGTGGGGCTGTAAGACCATTTCCGAGGCGATGGCCTATCGTGAGAATTTCAGTCAGCGCGAGCTGATGGTTATCTGGCCTGATTTCCTCGCATGGGACACCACCGCGAACGCCACCGCAACGGCATACGCCACCGCCCGCGCACTCGGCCTGCGCGCTTACATCGACCAGACTGTCGGCTGGCACAAAACCCTGTCTAACGTTGGTGTGCAGGGCGTCACCGGCATCAGTGCGTCAGTCTTTTGGGATTTGCAGGCATCCGGTACCGATGCTGACCTGCTCAACGAGGCCGGGGTCACGACGCTGGTGCGCAAAGATGGTTTCCGCTTCTGGGGTAACCGCACCTGCTCTGATGACCCGCTTTTCCTGTTTGAGAACTACACCCGCACCGCGCAGGTGCTGGCCGACACGATGGCCGAGGCGCACATGTGGGCGGTCGATAAGCCCATTACCGCATCGCTCATCCGTGACATTGTCGACGGCATTAATGCCAAATTCCGCGAGCTGAAATCAAATGGCTACATCGTGGACGGTGAATGCTGGTTCGACGAGGAATCGAACGATAAGGAAACCCTCAAGGCCGGGAAACTGTATATCGACTACGACTATACGCCGGTTCCACCACTGGAAAGCCTGACCCTGCGCCAGCGTATCACCGATAAATATCTGGTGAATCTGGCCGAATCGGTCAACAGCTAAGGAGCCTGAAACAACATGGCACTACCCCGCAAACTCAAATATCTGAACATGTTCAATGACGGCTTGAGCTACATGGGCGTTGTTGAATCCGTGACGCTGCCGAAGCTGACCCGCAAGCTCGAAAACTATCGCGGCGGCGGTATGAATGGTGCGGCGGCAATTGACCTCGGCCTCGACGACGATGCGCTCACCGTTGAATGGTCTGTCGGTGGCCTGCCTGATGTGGCGCTGTGGGCGCAGTACGCCGCGCCGGGAGCTGACGCCGTGCCGCTGCGTTTTGCTGGATCCTACCAGCGCGACGACACCGGCGAAATCATCGCGGTCGAGGTGGTCATGCGTGGCCGTCATAAAGAAATCGACGGCGGCGAAAATAAGCAGGGTGAAAACACCTCGACCAAACTGTCGACCGTTTGCACCTATTACCGCCTCACGATTGATGGTAGCGACGTCATCGAAATCGACACCGTCAACATGGTCGAGAAGGTGAACGGCGTCGACCGTCTGGAACAGCACCGCCGCGCAATCGGGCTGTAATTCCCTGACCGGTCAGCATGGCTGGCCGGTTATTAATCCCCTTTCAGAGCAGAGAAAAAATCATGGCTAAAGCACCACGTAAAACCGCTGAATTTGTTGATACGGCTGGCAATGAAATTGACACCGTAAACCCGAACGTCGTGACCCTCGACAAGCCGATTAAGCGTGCCGGTCAGACGATTGATAAAGTCACCCTGATTGAGCCGAACGCCGGTACCCTGCGCGGTGTCAGTCTGGCGGCGGTTGCGCAGTCCGAAGTCGATGCGCTGATTAAGGTACTGCCCCGCATGACCTATCCCGCGCTCACGGCGCAGGAGCTTACCGCAATGAACCTGCCCGATATGCTGTCGCTGGCCGCTAAGGTGATTGGTTTTTTGTCACCGGCTTCGGCGGAATAGATTTTCCGCCTGACCTGTCGACCGATGACCTGATGGCGGATATTGCAGTGATATTTCACTGGTCGCCATCAGAGCTCTATTCCCTGAGCCTGACCGAGCTCATCACATGGCGCGAAAAGGCGCTGCAGCGTAGCGGAAACCACAATGAGTAATAACCTGAGGCTTGAGGTATTGCTGAAAGCGGTCGACCAGGCGACCCGACCGCTGAAATCCATCCAGACCGCGAGTAAATCCCTGACGGGTGATATTCGCGACACACAAAAAGGGCTGCGTGACCTGAATGGTCAGGCGTCAAAAATCGACGGCTTTCGTAAGGCAAGCGCGCAACTGGCCGTGACCAGTCAGTCGCTTGAGAAAGCGAAACGCGAGGCCGGTGAGCTGGCCGTGCAGTTTAAAAATACCACCAGTCCGACCCGCGCCCAGGCGCAGGCCCTCGAAGCGGCAAAGCGTGCCGCCTCTGAGCTGCAGACGAAATACAACAGCCTCAGAACATCGGTACAGCGTCAGCGCTCCGAGCTGATGCAGGCTGGTATTAATACCCGCACCCTGTCTGCCGAAGAGCGTCGGCTCAAAACCTCCATCAGTGAAACGACGGCGCAGCTTAACCGCCAGCGTGAGGCACTGGCGCGCGTCAGTGCGCAGCAGGCGAAATTAAGCCGGGTTAAAGCTCGATACCAGTCAGGCAAAGAGCTTGCCGGTAATGCGGCGGCGGCTGGTGCTGCAGGTGTTGGCATTGCGGCTGCGGGAACGATGGCCGGGGTAAAATTACTGATGCCCGGTTATGATTTTGCGCAGAAAAATTCCGAGCTGCAGGCCGTGCTCGGGGTCGATAAGCAGTCGCCAGAAATGCAGGCGCTACGCAAACAGGCGCGCCAGCTCGGCGACAATACTGCCGCCTCTGCCGATGATGCCGCCAGTGCGCAGATTATTATCGCAAAAGGTGGTGGTGATGCTGAAGCTATAGCGGCCATGACGCCTGTGACTCTCAACCTGTCACTTGCGAACAGAAAAACAATGGAGGAAAACGCGCAACTGTTGATGGGGACAAAAGCCGCCTTTCAGCTTTCTAATGACGCGGCTGCACATATTGGTGATGTTCTTTCAACCACGATGAACAAAACCACCGCTGATTTTCAGGGACTAAGCGACTCATTAAGTTACCTTGCACCTGTTGCGAAAAATGCCGGAGTGAGTCTTGAACAAGCGGCGGCGATTACCGGCACACTTCATGATAATAACATCAGGGGGTCAATGGCTGGGACGGGCGGCGCGGCTGTAATAACGAGACTACAGGCACCAACAGGCAAAGCATACGATGCCCTCAAAGAGTTGGGTGTTAAAACATCGGACAGCAAAGGCAATACGCGCCCGTTATTTACCATCCTGAAAGAAATGCAGGCCAGTTTTGAGCGCAACAAGCTCGGAACCGGGCAGAAAGCTGAATATGTGAAAACCATATTCGGCGAGGAGGCCATGAAGTCTGCAAGTGTGCTGATGGCCGCAGCGGCAAGCGGAAAGCTCGATAAACTCACCGCTACGATTAAGGCATCCGACGGAAAAACCGAGGAACTGGTCAAGGTTATGCAGGATAACCTCGGCGGTGATTTTAAAGAGTTTCAGTCGGCTTACGAGGCGGTCGGTACTGACCTCTATGACCAGCAAGAGGGCTCACTGCGCAAGCTTACCCAAACGGCCACGCAGTATGTGTTAAAGCTCGACGGCTGGATCCAGAAAAATAAGGGGCTGGCGGAAACCATCGGCATCATTGCCGGTGGCGCACTTGCTCTGATTGGTATCATCGGCGGCATTGGTCTCGTTGCGTGGCCGGTTGTGATGGGGATTAACGCCATTATTGCCGCTACTGGCGTGCTGGGTACGGTCTTTACTGTTGCCGGTGGTGCCATTATGACAGCGCTCGGTGCGATTACCTGGCCGATTGTGGCCGTCGGTGCGGCGATTGTGGCCGGGGCGCTACTCATCCGCAAATATTGGGAGCCCATCAGCGCATTTTTCTCGGGGGTGATTGAGGGCATCATGAGCGCCTTTGCACCGGTAGGGGAAATGTTCACCCCACTGGCACCCATTTTTGACGGCCTCGGTGAGAAGCTGCGCGGCGTCTGGCAATGGTTTAAAGACCTGATTGCACCGGTCAAAGCCACACAGGAGACGCTAGATAGCTGCAAAAATGTCGGCGTTATATTTGGTCAGGCACTGGCCGATGCGCTGATGTTGCCTCTGAATATTTTCAATAAGCTGCGCGGTGGTCTTGATGTAATTCTCGAAAAGCTCGGCCTTGTTAAAAAGGAATCGAGCAGTATTGATACGGAAACGGCAAAAACGCCGCCGGTTGGTCAGGGTGGAGGGTATATTCCGACAACCAGCTCGCTTGGTGGGTATCAGGCTTATCAACCTGTCACGGCTCCCGCCGGTCGTACCTATATTGACCAGAGCAGCCCTACCTATCAAATAAACCTGCCGGGTGGCGGCGGGCCGGGTGGTCAATTGGGTAACCAGTTGCAGGATGCGTTAGAAAAATATGAACGCGACAAGCGAGCCAAAGCCCGCGCTAGCATGATGCACGATTAAGGAGGCTGATGATGATGCTTGCTCTTGGAATGTTTGTGTTTGAACGTCGCACCCTGCCTTATCAGTCGATGCAGCACTCGAAGAATTACCGCTGGGCGTCTAATGACCGGGTCGGCAAAGCTCCTGCGTATCAGTTTCTCGGCGAGGGGGAAAACGCGATCCAGCTTGCCGGTACGCTTTACCCTGCCATTACTGGCGGTCGTATATCTCTGCTGGCTGTCGAGCTGATGGCCGACGAGGGCAGAGCTTGGCCGCTGATTGAGGGAACCGGCAATATCTTCGGGATGTATATCGTCGAGACGGTGTCGACCACGCATACCGAGTTTTTCAGCGACGGCGCGGCCAGAAAGATTGATTTCACCCTTTCGCTGAAACGGGTCGACGAATCACTGACGGCAATGTTTGGCGACCTGAATAAGCAGGCCGGCGAGCTTCTCGGCTCTGCCGGTAATCTCACTGATAAGCTGCAGGATGCGCTCGGAGGGCTGACAGCATGATTACGGGTATGACTATTGATGCCGGTACCAGCCTTGCACCGGCGTTTATGCTGACACTGAACAGCCAGGACATTACCAGCAATTTTAGCGACCGGCTGATTTCTCTTACCATGACCGACAACCGGGGTTTTGAGGCTGACCAGCTCGACATTGAGCTCGACGACACCGACGGCAAAGTCGAGTTACCCCTGCGCGGGGCGGTGCTAACGCTGTGGCTTGGGTGGCAGGGTTCCGCGCTTCTGAATAAGGGCGATTTCACGGTCGATGAGATTGAGCATCGGGGCGCGCCTGATACCCTGACCATCCGGGCGCGTAGTGCAGACTTTCGCGGAACGCTCAATTCACGGCGTGAGGAGTCATGGCACGACACCACCCTCGGTGAGCTGGTCAGCACCATTGCAAAGCGCAATAAACTGACGGCCAGTGTCGCGGATTCACTGAAAAAAATACCGGTGCCGCATATCGACCAGTCGCAGGAATCCGACGCCGTATTTCTGACCCGGCTGGCTGACCGCAATGGGGCGGCGGTGTCAGTGAAAGCGGGTAAACTCCTGTTTCTGAAAGCCGGTAGTGCGATGACGGCCAGTGGCAAGCCCGTCCCGCAAATGACGCTGACCCGCAGCGATGGCGACCGTCACCAGTTTGCCATTGCCGACCGTGGGGCTTACACCGGCGTAACAGCAAAATGGTTGCACACCAAAGACCCAAAACCGCAAAAGCAGAAAGTAACGCTGAAACGTAAGCCAAAAGAGAAGCACCTGCGCGCACTGGAGCACCCGAAAGCAAAGCCGGTCAGCAAAAAGACAAAGGCCAAAAAAGAGCCGGAGGCGCGCGAGGGTGAGTATATGGCAGGTGAGGCCGATAACGTGCTGGCGCTGACGACTGTCTACGCTTCTAAGGCGCAGGCGATGCGCGCCGCTCAGGCTAAATGGGATAAGCTGCAACGAGGCGTTGCGGAGTTTTCAATTACGCTGGCGCTTGGCAGGGCTGATTTATTCCCTGAGACACCTGTGCGTGTGTCGGGCTTTAAGCGCGTCATAGACGAGCAGGCATGGTTAATCAGTAAAGTGACTCACAGCCTGAATAATAGTGGCTTCACGACGGGCTTAGAGCTTGAGGTTAAGCTCTCTGACGTAGAGTATAAAGCGGAAGATGATGATGGGTGATTTTAATTTATATGTTTGTTATATAAGGATTTATTGAGTAAAATTAACGCATCAGCCAAACCGTTGAGGTGCTTAATATGTTTCATTGCCCGTTATGCCAGCATGCCGCCCACGCACGCACAAGCCGTTACATGACCGATACGACAAAGGAGCGTTATCATCAGTGTCAGAACGTGAATTGTAGTGCCACGTTTATCACATTTGAGTCGGTGCAGCGTTACATTGTTAAGCCGGGTGAGGTTAATGCCGTCAGGCCGCATCCTTTGCCATCAGGTCAACAAACAATGTGGATGTAACCACGAAAAAAAGCCCCGCGATTGCGGGGTTTTGTTTATTTTGACTTTGGCATTCCAAACATATGAGTTTTTGAGAGCATCATCACTTTAGCTCTGTCATCTGGTTCTTTACCCATCTCGTTACAAGTTGCGAGAGGCTGTTCGAGCACATAACCAAACGCCTTATGTTTATTCAGTACGTGCAATTCTTTAGTTGTTTTCATGTAGGAGTCCGGCACATCTTTTGTCCAAACATCCATACAAATTCCTGTGCTTACGACTGCATCATAAATTTCAGGTGTAACTTGGTTTGCGTCCAGAACGACAGTCACGACATTATTATTTTCTTTTATTTCAATCGGTTGCCATGATTTTAGCTGTTTTTGTAAAGTTTTTACGTTATTCGTTTGGGCGTGGGCGCTGATAGACAGAAGAATGGCGACGGTTGCAATTGCCGATTTGAGGTTGAGCATGGAACATCCTTATTAAACATTGAGTTAAAAGTTGTTTATAACCCCTGCCGGATGAAAAAACAAAGCCCCTGACGGGCAGGGGCGTTTTAGTCAATGTGGACGCTATGTGGACAGCGGATGATATAAATCCATTTATATCATTATGTTAGATGATGTTTTCTGACACCATCCCTGTCTTCCCCCACATGATGTGGGGGTTTTTTTTATCCTCAATT